CTCATAGAACTGGACGAGATGGAGGCATGATGCCGGCGGTGGTCATCCGGCTGGCGTGCGCGGACACCGGTCAGGCCGACCAGGTTGCGGCGGCTGTCGCCGAGACCCGCGAGCTGTCCTACACCGATGGCAGCGGCACGGTCACCCTGCCGGTCAGCGACGTCACCGTGGAGCCGTGACGGCCACGAGCACGGAAAATGCCGGTGACCAGGCTGGCACGAGTTACTGAACAAGGCGTAACCTTGCGTTAGCTGTACCCCCAGGCCGGAACGGAGCGGGGTTCACCCGTCCGACCGCAGGGGAGAGTCTCCAGGTCCGTGGAGACCATCGAGCGCATCGCCGGCCGCGCCAGCGGTTCTTCCGTGCACCCCTTCCCCTCAATCCGCGTGCGGGGGAGGTGATACGGGAGTATGGGACTCATCGAGAGGATCCAGTCAAGCCGTGCTGAGACACGTGTTATAGGCGGGCTGCCTTGGCGCCCTTGGGACAGTCCTTACTGGTTAGGCGTTTTGATACTGGTGGGCCTGTACACCCTTCGCGCGCCTTTTTCGGCACGGAGCGGGCGCTGGCATTGCCGGCCCTGTACTCCGGGGTCAGCCTGCTGGCGTCCTCGTGCGCCTCGCTGCCGCTGAAGCTCTACCTGAAGCCCGGTCCCCGTGAGCAGCGGGTGCGGCGGTATTTCGGCCCGTCCATTTTCGACGCGCCCAGCGCGGACGGGACCATCTTCGACTGGCTGTTCACGGCGATGGCCTCGCTGCTGCTGCAGGGCAACGCGTGGGGCTACATCACCGGGCGGGATGGCTACGGGCTGCCCACCGGGATTGAGTGGATCCCGCCCGAGGACGTGTCGGTGCAGCGGGACGAGCAGCAGCCGTGGAACACCCAGCGGACCCGGATCTATGTCTACGGCCGGCTGATGGACCGCTCCGAGCTGTTCCACGTCAAGGCGTTCGGCCTGGCCGGCCAGGTGGAGGGCATTTCCCCGCTGCGGGCGTTCGCGCTGACCATCCTGTCGGGCCTGGAGGCCGAGCGTTACGGTACGGACTGGTATTTGAGCGGAGGATTCCCACCTGGAACGTTCCAGAATAATGAGCTAGAAATTACCGAGGAGCAGGCCACCGAGATCCGGGCGACGCTCGTGACCGCGATGCGCCGCCGTGAGCCGCTTGTATACGGGCGTGACTGGGATTACAAACCAGTAGTCGTGCCGCCTTCTGAGGCTCAATTTATTGAAGCGCTCCGCATGAACGCCACGCAGATCGCCTCGGTGCTCAACCTGCCGCCCGACCGCATCGGCGGGACTCGCGGGGACTCATTGACCTACAATACTGTTGAACAATCTACGCTTCAGGTGATCGAGGCGCTGCGTCCGTGGCTCGTGCGGCTGGAGACCGCGTTCTTCCAGCTGCTGCCGTCCAACCGGTACTGCAGGTTCAACAGCGATGCCCTGCTGAAAACCGACCTGAAGACGCGCACCGACATCTACCAGATCCAGCGCAACATGGGCCTGCGCTCGATCGATGAGATGCGCGACCAGGAGGACCTGGAGCCGCTGCCGGGCGGGGCGGGAAACGAGAACATCCCCCTGGAGGTCATGGTTGCCATGGCCAGGAGCATCCGGGGCATCCCGAAGACCATGGAGCCCCAGATCTCGCTGGAGATGGACCTGGCCGCCGACAAGCTGGAAGACCTGGCCAAGCAGGGCCTCGCCCCGGAGACCCCGACGCCGAACCCGACCGTGCCGTCCGCGGAGCAGATGCTCGGCCAGATCATCGGATCCCAGCGGAACTACGGCAGCCGCGAGGAACGCGAGGACGCCGAACTCATCTGGCGGTTCCTGGAGGCCCGGCGGGCACAGCAGCGGGCCACGGCGGCGCGCCGGGAGAACGGCCCGGAGTACGTCGGCGCCTGGATCCCCAGTAAGCGGGACCTGGTGCTCAGCTCTAACGGGAACGGTCATCACGGGGGTGACGGCTGATGTCAGTCGCCTTCCAGGCTTTCCAGGGTGCCCCACTCCAGGTCCGCCGGTACGGGACCGGTGCCGTTCCGGCCTTTCCGGGCCGCCTTCCATGCTCGTTGCGTCATGCGTTCGTTGTCCGGGATCAAGACGCTGTATCGCGCCGCCTGGACCTCTTCTACCGGGATCAGACCGCAGTCGAACACCCGATGGCAGTTCGGGCACAGCATCGTCACGTTATCCAAGGTGTGGGCTCCGCCTGCCGAGCGCGGGATGATATGCGCTACGTCACAGGAGGCTTCGTCCCAGCCGCACAGCGAGCACTGGTCAAGGAAGCAGGTCCGTACTGCGTTCCGGAACGAGACGTCGGAACCATACATGCCGTTACTCGGGCGCCAGGTGCTCACGGCCTTGGCTTGCGCTTGCTCACTGCATTTCGTGCTGCAGTAAATCGGGGTGCCCCTAGGATCACCCAGGGGACCGAACCGGATCCCGATGCTCATGCTGGCGAGGCTGACCCCGAACTCTCGGGCCAGGGCAGACTGTGTTTCCCCGGCATCGTTCCGGCGACGGCACTCGGCCAGGATTTCCTCGGTCAGCTTCTTCGACGGGCGGTTAGGCCGGGTCGGGCCGATTTGCGATGGCAAGTACTCAGTTGGCTTGCTGCAGTTGGCACACGGTGCGGTCAGGCGTTCATAGCGTGGCCTGGTCGGATGCTGTTTCTGATACTCGGACGCGCACGCCGTGCCGCAGAACTGCCTGGCTTTACGGTCCTTCAGGCCCCCGATCCACTTGATGGGGCCATCGCACTGCAGGCATTGCTTGCCGGGTATGAACTCGCTCCTGGTCAGGCGGCACGCCTCACTGCAGTACTTCGCGCGATCACGAGCTACCTGACTTCTGCGCCATGGAATCGGTTTTCCGCAGTTAACGCACGTTTTACCAGGGATTACTTCTGGATGTCCGCCCATAGCACCAGTATATGTGGAGGTTCACAATGACCGGACCCAGTTCTGATCAGCGGGCGGTTTTGTCCACTCAGGCAACTAACGACTTGCCCGACTCTGCTTTCGCATACGTCGAGCCCGGAGAGAAAGATTCGAGCGGGAAAACGATTCCTCGCTCTAAGCGGCACTTTCCCGTGCACGACGAAGCTCATGCTAGGAATGCACTCGCTCGCGCTCCGCAGTCACCCTACGGATCAAAGGCGATGCCGAAGATTTTGGCGGCTTGCCGTCGCTTCGGAATATCCGTCTCCGGTGATAACCGCGCCGCGTTCGGCCTGGTAGAGCCTATGGGGGAGTTCGACGAGCGCCGGTTCACGAGGTTCCCGCCAGAAATACGCCAGGACAGCGAGCACGGCCCGTCGTTCATCTACGGGTACGCGGCGGCGTTCGGGAAATTGTCGCGCAAGCTGGGCGGGTTCGTGGAGCAGGTCGACCCGGTCGCGTTCAATGAGGCCAAAACGGCCGGCTGGCCCGATGTCGTGTGCCGGTACAACCACCGCGACGACCAGCTCCTCGGCACCACCTACGCGCGGACGCTGCGGCTGGCCACCGACAACACCGGCCTGGCGTACGAGGTGGAGCCGCCGAAGTCCCGCAGCGACGTCCTGGAGTACGTCCAGCGCGGCGACATCCGGCACTCGTCCTTCGCGTTCCGGGTCTTCCCGGGCGGCGATGAGTGGGGCGTGTCGGAGTTCAACTACCCGATGCGCACCCTCTTGTCCGTCCAGCTGGTCGATGTGGCGCCCGTCCTCGACCCGGCGTACCCGGACGCTACCGCGGGCGCCCGGGCGCTGAACGGCGCGGTGCAGTCGCTGGCGGACTGGGTGCAGGCGGACGTGGAGGAGGTCCGGTGCCGGTTGAACGAGGGCCGGGCGATGGAGTTCTTCCGGAAGTACCGCGATGCCGATGGCTGGAAGCCGAAGTCCGACCAGCGGCTCAAGCCGCCGAAGAGGCCCGTGCTCACGGGCGCCCAGGCGCTGCTGACCTTGCAGGCCAATACCGAGGACCCGTGGGCGGACGAGGAGTAACACCATAGTTCAGTACAGGCAAGCGCGCTGAGGGGCCGTAGCTGACCACGGACGGAGCCGGCGCAGGTGCAGAAGGCACGAGACGAAAGGGAAAGAAGATGCCTTCTGAGGTCGCGAAGCGGTTGCGAGACCGCAGGCTCAGTGTGTGGGAAGAGGCCAAAGGGATAGCTGAAAAGGCGGCGGAAGAAAATCGAGCTTTGGGGGAAGAGGAGCAGGGGAGGTGGGATGCGCTCCAAGAGGAAATGCAGAAGCTCGACACGAGGATCAGGGCCGTTCTTGATACGGAGAAGCGCGCCAAGGACGCGGACGACGCGTTCGACGCCCTCTCCGGCAAGAAGCCGGCCGCCGGCCAGGCCGCCGTCACTGCGGGCGGCTCCCGGATGCTGGAGGAGGTCCGCAAGTGGGCGCGGGGCGATGACGGTGCCGGGCGCGCCCTCGAAGTCCGCCGGGCACCCGAACTGGGGCCGATCAACTACCGGGTCCTGACCGCGGGGACCGGCGGGACGGCATCGTCAATCATCCCGATCGACTTCTACGATATGCTGATAGCCCACCTTATAGAGGTGTCAGGAATTATGCAATGCGGTCCTACCGTCCTTAACACGGGCGGCGGCGAGACATTGCAGGTCCCCAAGACCACCGCCCATTCCACCGCCGCATCCGCGGCCCAGGCAGCGTCATTGCCGACATCCGATCCGTCGTTCGGAATGCAGCCATTGTCTGCGTTCAAATACGGTGTGCTACTTCAGGTAGCACGTGAGCTAATTGACGATACGGCCGTTGATTTGCTCGGTTATCTAGCCATGCAGGCAGGGCGTGCCCTGGGAAATGCATTCGGCAATGACCTGGTTAACGGAACCGGCACCGGCCAGCCTGCAGGCCTGGTCAACACGGCTACGGTCGGCGTCACCGGGTCGGTCACCGGCGTTTCCGGGGCACCGTCCTATGCGAACCTCGTAGACCTGGAATATTCGGTCATAGCTCCCTATCGGCAAAGCAGGTCA